ATCCTCAATACAAAGCGAATCGTCGTCAAGATATGAATGAGTTTAAGTACGAATCATATCTTCAACAGAAGTCTCGGGTCAAACAATACCTTGAGGAGATATTCGTGCGTCAGGTTGAAATGACTAACAACGAGGCGGATGACCTTATTGCTTATTACACCAAATTGTCTGTCGATGAAGAAATCATAATTTTTTCTGCGGACAAGGACTTAACTCAACTTATATCAGAACGGGTAACCATCTATTCTCCGACCTCCAAACAATATTATAGGTATGGAGACATGATTACTATCAATAAGGTCAACATACCCCACCAAAACGTCTTATTAACCAAGATTCTAACGGGGGATAAGTCCGACAATATAGATGGTATAGAAATGTTGGGAGAAAAGACTTTGGTCAAATTGTTTCCCGAATTGTTAGAGAAATCATGTACTATCGAAGAAATCTTGGATAACGCACGAAACATCGAGCAAAAGAAAAAACCAAAGGCGTTAGAAAACATTTTGATTGGTAAAACTAAAAGTGGTACATTTGGAGAACAATTCTTTGAAACAAACAAAAAAATCGTGGATCTTCACAATCCTTTAATCACTGATGATGGTAAAGAACTTGTGGAACAGATACATACAGACACAATAGACCCCACTGACCGTGGATACAAAAACTTGATGAGAATGATGATGGAGGACGGACTCTTCAAGTACCTACCCAAGAACGATGAGGCTTGGGTAAATTTCCTCCGACCATTTATGAAACTTACACGAAAAGAAAAAAGAAACACAAACAAAAATTAAAAACTTTATGAAAGAGCAAGACAGCACTAAAATGGAATTTCTTCTAACCCTTAACGACAACATTGTAGTTCAAAGGTATTTCAATGTTAGAGGTTATAATCCAATCGCAAAAAACTCAGTTGAATTCTATGAATTAATTAATAGTATTAAAGATGAATTACAGTATCATTTGAAGATGAAAACTGTTATTTACATGATGGACAATAGTGAATCTATCATGCATGACCAATCAATTATGGATACTTCATATACAGAAGGTCCAGAAATCTTTAACATTTATGTTAAGAATGGGGACACGACAATTTGTCATAGAATTTTTGATGGAAAATATTTTCCGCCCAAAGTTCGTTATACCGTTGACGTACGACCATTTTTGAAAGACATTCTCAGAGAATTGACTGACATTTTTTCAGAACAAAGATTATCTTATCAATATTTGGATTTTGATTTGAGTAAGTGAGTATTTAATAATACACAGGGGAGCAATACAATATATGAACAAAAATTTCGATTACTTAGGAAACACTTTCCAGATTCAGTTATTGAATCAGATTGTGGTAGATAAAGATTTTTCATCATCTATTCTTGATGTCATCGAGTCCACATACTTTGATAACAAGTATTTCAAAATCATTTTACAGATGATTAAGGAATACTATGTGAAGTATGAATCAACCCCTAACTTCGAAACTCTCGAACAAATTATCAAGTCTGAAGTTTCTCAAGAATTAGTCGCCAAAATTGTTTTAGATACACTTAAACAAGTTAAAGAAGCTCCATTCGAAGGAACACAGTTTGTTCAAGAAAAGGCTTTGAAATTCTGTAAACAACAAGAACTTCAAAAGGCTATGGATAAGGCTCAAAAAATTATCACTCAAGGTGATTTTGAATCTTATGATAAAGTGGAGGGGTTAGTTAGAGAGGCGTTACAGGTTGGTGAAATAGAGAAAGGTCAAACAGACATTTTCTCGGACTTAGAGACAGTATTAGATGAGGACTATAGACACCCAATACCTATGGGAATACCAGGTATTGACAAACTACTTAAGGGTGGTTTGGCTAAAGGTGAGATTGGTGTAATCCTTGCACCAACAGGTGTGGGTAAAACTACAATCTTAACGAAGATTGCTAATACAGCATTCAACTTGGGATACAATGTCCTTCAGGTATTCTTTGAAGACAATCCAAAGATTGTTCAGAGGAAACACTTTACGATATGGACAGGGATTCCACCTGATGAGTTGGCAAAACATAGAGAAGATGTAATGTCAAAGGTTACTGAAATACAAGAAACAATGAAAAACAAACTTGTATTGAAGAAATTGGCATCGGATACTATGACAATGAACCAACTTAAAAATCAGGTTAGAAAAATGATTGCGGATGGGAATAAACTTGATATGATTATGTTAGATTATATCGATTGTGTATTACCTGAATCATCATCAAAGGACGAGTGGAAAGCTGAAGGTTCGGTAATGAGAGGGTTTGAGGCAATGTGCCACGAACTCAACTTGGTTGGTTGGACTGCAACTCAAGGGAATAGAAGTTCTATTTCTTCAGAGGTAGTTACTACAGACCAAATGGGTGGGTCAATCAAAAAGGCCCAAGTTGGACACGTCATCATCACGGTGGCAAAAACACTTCAACAGAAAGAAATGAATTTGGCGACAATCGCGATAACAAAGTCTCGTCTTGGAAAGGATGGGGTTGTATTCGAGAACTGTAAATTCAACAATGAACTTCTTGAAATTGATACTGAAAGTTCAGTAACGTTCTTAGGATTTGAGGAACAACAAGAAGAGAAGAAGAGAGACAGAGTCAAAGAATTGATGGAGAAGAGAAAACAAAAGGAACAACAACAATTATAAAACACACAATTAATTATGGAAAAAATTTTAATAGAGAATCCCAACAGATTCGTTATATTCCCCATTGAGCACAATGATATTTGGGAATTTTACAAACAACATCAAGCAGCATTTTGGACTGCTGAAGAGGTAGATTTGACTAACGATATTAGAGATTGGAATAATCTTACTGAAAATGAACAATATTTCGTTAAAAATATTTTATCATTCTTCGCAGCTTCTGATGGTATTGTTAATGAAAATCTTGCAGAAAATTTCTTAAAGGAAGTACAATATCCTGAGGCTAAATTTTTCTATGGATTTCAGTTGATGATGGAAAACATTCATAGCTTGATGTATTCATTACTCATCGATACATATATCTCAAACGAAAAAGAAAAACAACTTTGTTTTACAGCATTAGATAATCTACCTGCAGTTCAAAAGAAGGCTAAGTGGGCTCTTGATTGGATTGAAAACGCATCCTTCCAAGAGAGACTTGTGGCATTCGCTGCGGTTGAAGGTATATTCTTTTCAGGGTCTTTCTGTTCAATTTTCTGGTTGAAGTCGAGAGGTATTATGCAAGGTTTGTGTAATGCAAACAGTTTGATTTTCAAAGACGAGAATCTTCACTGTGACTTTGCAATTCACTTGGTTAATAATCACTTGGAAACTAAACCATCAGAAAAAAGAATCAAAGAAATTCTATTGTCTGCATTGGAGATTGAAAAAGAATTCATTACTGAATCATTACCTGTTTCACTTATTGGTATGAACTCCAATCTTATGAAACAATATTTGGAATTCGTTACTGATGGATTGTTGGTTAAGTTTGGATGTAAAAAAGAATTCAATGTTGAACAACCATTCAAGTTTATGGAACAAATTGCAGTTGAAACAAAGGGTAACTTCTTTGAGTCAAGAACAATGGAATACCAAAAAGCTAAACTAAATGAAGAGTTATCATTTGATTCTGATTTTTAATTTAATATTTTTATATCTATGATGTCATTAAAAATTAAAAAAAGAGGTGGGGAAGATGTTGCATTCAATCCTCAAAAAATTTATAATAGAATTAAACGAGCTGCAAAAGGATTGACTGTAAACTCTGATGAGATTTTCATTAAGGTGATAACATCAGTACCAACTGAAGGTAATATAACAACAAAAGAGTTAGACAAACTTGTTTATGAGATTGCAGCTGCATATACTGGAAGTCATTATGATTATTCAAGACTTGCATCTTCAGTTGCTATCTCATCCTATCATAAAGAAACTGACCCAAGTTTTTCAAATGTAATGCATACCCTTCATGCCGATGGTGTTGTTCATGATGAACTTATGGAGGTGATTGAGAAGTATGGACCTTCTAAAATTGATGAGGTTATCAATCATGAGAATGATTACAACTTTGATTATTTTGGATGGAGATCATTACAAGAAATGTATCTATTGAAAACACCTGAAGGAAGAACAATCGAAAGACCTCAACATATGTACATGAGAGTTGCATTGTGGGTGACCAATTCATTCGAAGAGGCTGTGGAGTATTATCATTCATTATCAAGTCAGAGAATTTCTAAGGCGACTCCAATTATGATTAACTCAGGAACCAAAGTTCCTCAACTTGCTTCTTGTGTATTACATTATAATAATTCAGATTCAAGAGAAGGATTACTAAAAACCTTGAATGATATTTCAACATATTCTTCAGATGCTGCGGGTATTGGATTATCGATGTCTAACATTAGAAGTAAAGAAAGTCGAATTACGTCTTCAGGTGGATTTGCCGGAGGTTTGTTGAAGTACTTGAAGATTGTTAATGAATCTTTAAGATTCTTTAATCAACAAGGTAGAAGACCTGGTAGTGCGGCAATCTATTTGGAACCGTGGCACAAAGATATTTTCGACTTGTTGGATATTAAAAAGAATACAGGTGCTGAAGAATTGAGAGCGAGAGACTTATTTACTGCACTTTGGATTCCTGATAATTTCATGAGAGCGGTAAAAAACAATGAAGATTGGTATTTGTTCTGTCCAAATGATATTATCAAAGCAGGTATCAAACCTTTACAGGAATGTTTTGGTGACGAATACGAAAGAAACTATCAGTTAGCGGTTAATGCTGGTATTGGTCGTAAAGTGAAAGCCCAAGAGATTTGGAGTAAAGTAATTGAATCTCAAGTTGAAACTGGGGTTCCTTACTTATGTGCTAAAGATAGTGCGAACAAGAAAACCAACCATCAAAACATTGGTGTGATTAAACAATCTAACTTGTGTAATGAAATCTATCAGTATACTGATGAGAACACAACAGCGATTTGTACTTTATCATCAATCGTTCTTAAAAACTTTATTGTTGAGGGAAAGTTTGACTACAAATTATTAATTCAAGAAGTTAGAAAAGCAGTACGAGCGTTGAACAATGTTATCGACAAGAATAATTATTCAACTGAAAAAGGTCTTAAAGGAGGTTTAGAACAAAGAGCGATTGGTATTGGAGTACAAGGTTTAGCAGATGTGTTCTGTCTTTTGGATTATGTTTTCACTTCTGATGAGGCTAAGACTTTGAACAAAAATATTTTTGAGGCAATTTACTTCGCAGCAATTACTGAAAGTAATGATTTGTGTAAGAAAGGAATTAGACATCCTTACGAATTCTTCAAAGGTTCTCCGATGTCAAAAGGTATTTTCCAATTTGATATGTGGGAAATTAATGACTCTGAGTTATTTTTAGATTGGGAAACATTAAAGAAAGACGTTCAAGAGTTTGGTGTTTGTAACTCTTTGTTTACTGCTCAGATGCCAGTTGCATCTTCAGCAAAAATTACAGGTTCATTTGAAATGACTGAACCAGCACATTCAGCACTCTTCAACCGAAGAGTTGTTGGAGGAGAAATTATGATTGTGAACAAGTACTTAATTAATGACTTTGAAAAAATTGGTATTTGGTCTGAAGATTTGAAGAATGAAATTATTTTGAATGAAGGTTCTATTCAGAACATTAATTTCAATCAATATCTTGACCCTGAAGATAAAAACTATAATAAAAAGGTTAAAAGAATTGAACATTTAATTCCTAAATACAAAACAATTTGGGAGATTTCTCAGAGAGACTTGATTAATATGGCGGCAGATAGAGCACCATTCATCGACCAGTCTCAGTCTATGAACATATATATGTCGAATCCTACGTTGTCTAAAATTACATCATCTCACTTTCACTCGTGGGAAAAAGGTTTGAAAACATTATGTTATTATGTAAGGACTAAGGCGATTTCAACTGGGGCTAAACACTTAGCGTTGGACCTATCAAAGACACAGAAACCAAAACCAAATGTGGAGGTTCCTAAAATTGATTATAGTAATATGAATTTACCACCAAAACCTGAAGGAATTGAAATCGAATGTTTCGGTTGTTCGTCCTAATTAAATAATTAATCCCGATATATATCGGGATTTTTTATTTGTGGCTATTTATAAGGAAAAACAAGGGTCTTATATTTATCTTTATGGCAAATGGATTTACATATGGAATAAACTTTCCTTTCAAAGATTCAAGACGAGGTGATTATTTAGAACTCACTCAACTAGAATCTCAACAGGTAAAATCTGATTTAATTCACTTACTTTTAACTAGAAAAGGAAGTAGATATTATTTACCTGAATTTGGAACCAGATTATACGAATTTTTATTTGAACCTTTTGATGGTTTAACTTTTGACGCGATACAATCAGATATAAGGGATGCGGTTCAAAATTTTATGCCAAACCTGTTATTGAATCAAATAACAATTACACCTGCAGACCCTATGGAGGAAGTTGATACTATGATAGGTGAAAATATAGTGGGAACGAGTGAGTCTCCAATTTATAGATTACCTGGTAAAGGAACTTCGGAATATACTGCAAAAATTAGAATAGATTACTCAAACAACAGATCGACTTTTGCTCAGAGTGATTTTGTTATTATTAATATTTAATATAGATGGCAAATCGTAAAATTTCATATACAACCAGAGATTATCAAGGAATAAGAACTGAGTTATTAAATTATGTGAGAACATATTATCCTGAACTGATTCAGGATTTTAATGATGCATCTGTATTCTCAGTATTTTTAGACTTGAATGCTGCTGTAGCGGATAACTTACATTATCATATTGATAGAAGTATTCAAGAGACAGTCCTTCAATACGCTCAACAGAGATCTTCAATATATAATATTGCAAGAACTTATGGATTGAAATTACCAGGACAAAGGCCATCAGTTTCTTTAGTAGATTTTTCTATTACGGTACCCGCATTTGGAGACCAAGAAGATGCAAGATATCTTGGAACTTTGGCTAGAGGATCTCAGGTATCAGGAGCTGGTATTGTATTTGAAAACATATATGATGTAGATTTCACATCACCATACAATGCTCAAGGGTTTCCTAACAGATTAAAAATACCTAACTTCAATGCAAATAATATTTTGGTAAATTATACTATTACCAAAAGAGAATTAGTTGTTAATGGTATTACTAAAGTTTTCAAAAGAGTTATAACACCAAATGATGTAAAACCATTCTTTGAATTATTCCTACCTGAAAAAAATGTATTAGGTATTACAAGTGTTTTACTTAAGAGTGGTACTGATTATACCAACATTCCAACAACCGCAGAATTCTTGGGAGTTTCTAATAAATGGTATGAGGTGGACGCTCTTGCAGAAGATAGAGTCTTTATTGAAGACCCTACAAAAGTATCTGACCAACCTGGTATCAAAGTTGGTAGATACATTCAAACACAAAATAGATTCATTACTGAATACACTCCTGAAGGATTCAAGAAATTAACTTTTGGTGGAGGTACTAATACTGCTCAAGATGCTTTGAATCAATTCACAACATTAGGGGCAACAATAGACTTACAAAGATATTCAAATAATTTATCTTTAGGATCGGCTTTGACACCTAATTCAACTCTATTTGTTCAGTACAGAGTTGGGGGTGGTTTAGGTACTAACTTGGGAACAAATGTTATTACACAAATCGGAACAGTGTCTTTCTTTGTTAATGGACCATCAGAACTTACAAACTCATCCGTAGTTAATTCTTTAAGATGTAACAACGTTACCGCGGCTATTGGTGGAGCGGGTCTACCTTCTTTGGAAGAAATAAGAAATTATGTTTCGTTTAACTTCTCGGCACAGAAAAGAGCGGTTACAGTACAAGATTATGAATCTATCATCAGGAATATGCCATCAGAGTTCGGAGCACCTGCAAAAGTTTCAGTTACAGAAAACGATAATAAAATCTTAATTCAGTTATTATCATATGATACTTCAGGAAAATTGACCAACATTGTTTCTAATACTCTGAAGCAGAACGTTGCGACTTACCTGTCGAACTATAGAATGATGAATGATTACATATCTATTTTTACTGCGGAGGTCATCGACTTAAGTATTGAAGTATCGATTGTTTTAACTTCAGCACAAAATTCAGGACAAGTTATTGCTGATGTTGTGGATAGAATTTCTACCTATTTTAATCCACAAGTAAGGGAATTAGGGCAGAATGTTTATTTGTCCGAGATTCAAAGTATTGTACAAAATCAAAATGGAGTACTTACAGTTGCGGGAATAAAAGTGTTCAATAATGTTGGGGGACAATATTCTTCGGCGGAAACGTCCATGCAATATTCAGATCCTGAAACCAGACAAATTGCACCTGTTGCTGATACAATTTTTGCACAACCTTCCCAAGTTTACCAAATTAGATATCCAAGTAAGGATATTAAAGTTTCTGTGGTAAACTTCCAATCCACAACATTCTCTTAATAGGTTTATTATCCCAATCTTTGGTTTATAATTTATAATGTGTGTCTAATTGATTCTTAAAAATTACACATAAACTATTTATAAACTAAAGATATTACATGGGTGATTCATATAGAATTAGGACCGAACTTGGTATTAACAAATCAATTAATGTACAGTTAGACCAAGAGTTTGAGTTCTTAGAAATTTTATCTCTTAAAATACAACAAACAGATATCTACACAAGAAGTTGTGCTGATTATGGTGTTTTAGTTGGTAGAGTCACCGCAAACAATGGATTTGGGGTACCAAACGCTAGGGTTTCTATATTCATACCTATCGAACAGGTAGATGAATCCAATCCAATAATAACAAGTATCTATCCATACAAATCACCAAGTGATAAAAATAATGATGGGTATCGATACAATCTATTACCATATACTCCTTCTTATTCAAAACATGCCGCTACTGGAACATTACCGACAAAATCGGATGTTCTAACAGGAAGTACTGCAGTAGAAATTTACGACAAGTATTATAAGTTTACAACAAAAACTAATGATAGCGGAGACTATATGATTATGGGTGTTCCATTGGGAGAACAAACGATAGTCATGGACGTTGATCTTTCTGACATCGGGGAATTTTCTTTAACCCCTCAAGATTTAATTAGAATCGGTTTAGCTACAGAAGCACAAGTTGCTGGTAACAGATTTCGAACATCAAATGATTTGAATTCTTTACCTCAGATTATTAATTTAACTAAAAATGCTGAGATTTCTCCTTTGTGGGGTGACCCTGAAATATGTGATATATCAATCAACAGATTAGATTTTGATTTACGAGATGATGCGAATGTTGATATACAACCAACTGCGGTTTTCATGGGGTCAGTTTTTTCTACTCCTGACAAGTTTAGGTTAAGAAAAAATTGTAAACCCAAAGATAATATGGGTAATTTGTGTGATTTGACTTCTGGACCTGGTCAAATATTAGCGATTAGACAAACCGCAGATCAAGATGTAGATGGTAATCCTGTCTTGGAAGTATTTGAATTGGAACAAGCGGGTAACATTATTGATGGAGATGGAACATGGTTGACAGAATTACCGATGAATTTGGATTATGTTATAACCAATGAATTTGGAGAAAGAGTTGTTTCAAACGACCAGTCGATTGGTATCCCGACTAAATCAAAATACAGATTTAAGGTTAAATGGACACAACCAACTGATTTAACGATACAGAGTAGACGACCACATTATTTATTACCTAATGTTAAAGAATATGGTTGGGAGAATTCTAACACAGACCCTACTTATTTTTTTAATCAAATCAATAAAAGAAAACAACAAAGTTCGTACTATTTTGGATTGGCGTGGAGTGGATATACCGATGGATTTGTCGGTTCAGAGCAAATTGAAAGACTCGATGAAATCATAAATTGTGAAGATACTTTTTACGAGTTTCAATTCAATAGGGTATACACTGTATCATCGTTAATCGACCAATATAAAAAAGGAGGAAGGGGAAGATTTATAGGGATTAAAGAAATTGATGACGATTCATGTGATAGTTCAATCAATAAATTTCCTGTGAATGATGGGTTCAAAAACTTTGATTTGTTGTTCTTTTTATTTTCAATAATATTCACAGTTCTTCAATTTGTTGGGGTGGCACTATTAATAGTGTCCCACTTTATATTGTTCATTTATACGACAGTAATACGAGCGTTGTGTTTCTTGTGTGGGGTTAGAATTCTTAGAGTCAGGCCCTTTGCGTTTATTTGTAATGCCTTAAGACTTAAGTGTGAAACTAAAAATTTCACTATTAGATTACCAATGATTACTTATCCTGAGTGTCAATCTTGTTCTTGTAATGAATCAAAAGTAAATTCTGAGGCAGTTTTAGGAGGAACTACTGGAGTTCTATCTTACGTGTCATTTCCTGAAAGTTATTTTGAGGGGTTGGAATCAATTTTTGGTGCTGACGGAACTCCTTCGGAAGATGTACAAGTAAAATCCTCAATTTTTGCACAAGCAATCGCTGGTAATAACGACTCTGTATCGGACTTGGATATTTTCAAAACTCCAAAATCATCTGTAGTAAGATTTTTATCTGATGAATCAGACGAAGACAAACATTTTGCTTTTTCTGAAAGTTTAACTGTTGGAGAACGAATCAATATATTTAACACTAGAAATTCATATTTTGATAATCTGAATAAAATAAAAGTCACTTTTGCTCAGAGTTCAAACTTTGGTAAATTTCACTTTGACAATACAATTACAGTTTTATCCAATCAATTTTATGAATCGGGTCAATTATTAACATCTGTAAATCCAGCAACAACAACAGATAAAAACTTTTTATATACCGCTCAAACTGAAAATGGTGTTGTCAATGGTGTTACAGGTACCACAATTCAAGCCGCAACGTCTGTTAATGTTAACTACGCGGTAACTCAAACATCTGACCAAACTGTTTTATATTCACTACCAACAGGAAGTACTATAACAAGACAATCATATCCACAAGATAGAGAATACTACCAAGTCGTAACGGCAATTACTGTTTCAGATGCTATTAAAATATGGAATTTGGGAGAATTAGAAACCTTTCCAAATGTATTAGCAGCCCCCTCACGATTAATTTTGGCTAAAAAAAGACTAAGAGGGTATCGTAGAAACGATAAAGATTTTCTTATTAGTCCTCTGAATGCTTTCAGTGATATTGAAAATCAGTATATTCTTATTTTACAAAGAGGGGTTGACCCGTATTCTCCAAAATACACAAATGAATATCGACTTGGGAGAATATTTGGAAAAAATATTGATGACCCTGGATTAACGATTACGGCTCAAACAAGATTAAATATACCGATACAAAAATTAACTCAAACTAATATATCAGTACAACCATTTACCCAAAATGGTATGTTTTATCCATCGTATTTCTTTGAGGCTGGAAATGATTTTTCTGGATTTACAACATCTACTGTAGGTTATTATGGAAGTTTGGACGCTACTTCCAACATCAATAGGTTAAGGATTGAAAATATTGGAGGAGTCACTTCTATGGTTAGTAGGACTAATAATGACTTTTATTCTCCAAATCAAAATGCCGCCAAATATGATTTATCTGAAGATGTTTCAGGAGCGTCTTACATATTCTCAAATATTACAGCATTTTCTTTAGATCCATTATCTGTTGTAGTTTTGGGAGCATCTGCTGGAGTGGGGGCTACTTTATTACCATTCGTGGCTCTTGCGCCATTTTTCCCAATAATAACTATCCTCTTAATTGGCGCGGGAGTTGCTGCGATATTTGCAGCAATATTTGCGGTTAATTTCAATTATAATGATGTACAATATCAATATTTCACACCAAACGGTTATCCTTCGTTGTCGGCGAATCCTATGTCGATTTCATCGAAAGTTATTAATGTTATGAGAACTGATAGACTACCATCATCCGATGTATTGAATGGTAGTTCGTGGGAAACTAATCCGGCATTACTTCAACAAAATAATAATTTTATTTTTTACAATATTCCTGATATTGACCAACCATTGGATTTATCATCATATACAACTGGAGCTGAGATACCAACTGAAGACCTTGATGGGCTACCAAATAATTTGACTGTGTTCTCAACATTTAGTTGTGAAAATATGGTTGGGTTAGATTGTTATGAAGGATTTGGTGACAATTTCAAGATAAACCAAGAGTGTACTACAAAAGACAATGTATTCAAAGGTTGTTATTTGTTTTTAAGAAGACCCTTAGTTGATTTAGGAAAAGACCTCTCAAACTTTAATGAATGGGCGTATAGATTCAGATTTTTTTATGGACTATGTAGGGGGGTACTCGCTCAATCATTTATGAATAATTGGGTTAATGGATCTCTTTATATGTTTCCAATACAAGTTGACACCTTCTATAATAAACAAAATAAAGTGGGTAAAATAGAATACTGTAAAGACGTTGTTTATTTTAATACGGATAGTAATAATTTCTATTATAGAAGTAGTCCTTATAGTGAGGACACAAACACCTTTGTTGGAAAGAGAACAAATAATGATGGAAGAGTAAATGAATTGAATTTATTGTTTCCAACCACTTTAGTTAATATGGGAATGAAAGATATATTCTATTCAGAAATCACATTCGACTCAACCACTAAAGGATATATTATTCCTAACTTAAATCCAACAAGTTATGGAGATACTTCAGACTTAGTAAATTTGTTCGTAGTGTCAAGAATTACTGACGAGAATTTCTTGGAGCAATTAATACCATTAGGGGACAACGGTATTAATCAACTATTTTCAAGACCAGAACTAAGAATTGATGGAGATTTAGCACAACTAATGTCTATCAATAGTGAGATAGGTAATATTAATTTTTCTCCTGAATACTATGATGTCGTGACTGGGGCAACAAATCAACCAACACAAATTCTTGGAACTGCACAGAATCCTACAATCGCTGTTTGGTTTTCATCAACCACAGAGGATTTACAAACCAAAGATTATTTAACTCCTGGTAGAATTAATTTTAGAGGTACCGATGATATTGGGTATTATCCATATCCTTACGGAATTAAATCTCAAGTTGTGCCTTTTTATCAATGGAAATTGAATAATACTAGACTTATTTTCGGAGACCAATTCAATTCATGGGCAACATCCCAATCGGATATTGTTCAAAATGTTAGGTATCAATCGTTAGATAGATATGCGTCTGACACACCATATTTCTATAGTGACAATTCAGAATCTAACGACTTGAATGCTCGTGGATATATCTTCAACGTTAATGGTACTGTTGGAGATGGAACATATAAATCAACGGGAGCGTTGAAACAAAAGTTTGTGGTAGGAGCTCCATTCCAATTTTATTTTGGAACCATAGTGGGTGAAACTGCTTTGGATAAATTTAAGACTAAGTATTCTGTAGATGAATAAGTATACAATAATACCAAGTGGACTTAGATATAAGGGAGCTCCGTCAATAGATGAGGAACTCTCTTTAACTCTTCAAGAACAAAGTCAAGAACTTACTGAGTATGATAGGACATCTACGTTAAATCTTGCTCAAATCTATGACGATGAACGACAAGAAAGTACAATATTTAGACCAACATTTAAGGTAACTTACTTGTACGATAACACCTATACAGGTACCACAACTTATTTACCCTTCCAATATAATTTATACTATAGTGATCCTGTTAATTCAAAACAGAGTGGCATTTGGAGAGGGTTTCCACAATATTATGAATTTGATTTTTACAGACCTAATGTAGGGGACAATCATTTCCAATACAAAGCAAAGAGTGCTTACACCTATAACTGGATGTATTATTTGACTTACCCTTTTGAGAATGATAGTAATCGACAGTTAACATATTACTCTACAACTAATAATGATGTGAATTGGATGGCATCAAGTGGAATACCATTTTCGATTGTTAACACTTCTCAGAATGGTAATGGTTTGGTCTCATTTATTTGTATTGCTCCTCATGGTTTGACAATAGGGCAATATGTAGAATTATCACTAACATATCGTGGGTCTAACATATTTCAGGTTTACTCTATTGGTAATGGATTGTACGGAAGTGATAAACATGTTTTTAATTTATTCAATATCGGTTTCACTGGTTCTACATTCAATAATGGAACTATTGGCACGTTTAGGAGAGTAATCAACCCTGACAACTTAATAGAAACAAGATCTAAATATTATGTTAAGAAATATAAGGTCTTAACTAACCTTACTGACCTTGCAATTACTAAGGCAGGATTTGAAAAAAATGTATTTGGTGAAGAGAGGAAACTTGAATACAGTTCTATAACCCCAAATAATGTTACAAGAATATCTCAAAAGACAAGTAGTAACACTTATGATGTAACATCTAACTACGACTTAAATTTTGCGGGAGTTTTAGATAATCAAAAAAGACCATTGAATGAAATCAGTTTAACAATAGTTAACAAAGGATATTCAGGATATTTCAACCAACCATTCAATAGTGTTGGATTAAAACAAGGTTGGGGATTCAATTTGGCAAAAACTGCAACTCCTTGGTGGGATTTGAATAATCAAAGGTCGAACACAAACATACCTGTTTCGGCGTATACTCTCACCAATGGAGCAACAAAAACATTTTATTATAATGCAGATTTGAAACCTGGTGATATTATGGATGGTGATTTTTGTGAGTGGAATGACTATGAACAAGTTGAACGTGTTGTATCACCATATTATCATAAAATCAAATTCAATCAAACTGTCTTTCAAACGACAAACAATTTTTCTACCAATTCACCAGGATATTATTATGAACCTCATAACTCAATGGTCTTGAAAGTGTTCTCGGATTATATTGAAACTGCGGAGTTAGGAGAAATTGATAATGTTCCGAGTTGGGCATTTTATTCAACTGCGGACCAACAGTTTCGATGGAGGGATATTTATACCTATGGGTTTATTGACAATTTGGGACGGGGTGTTGATTATCCATACTTAAACTCGGCCCACTATCCTTATACTCAGGCAATTTTTAGATTGATTCCTGAAGGAATAAATTACAACGATAATCTTGACGGATTTGACTTCGCCATAAAACCACTAATAGATGAGTGTGAATAAATTTGTAATTAAACAAGATGTTGGTGTTGACAAACAAATCAACATACCTGTGGAACTCAAGTGGGATTATTTGGGATTAGACTTGGCTATTGATGAGTATGAGACCAAAGTAATCAAAGATGTCATTGGTGACGGTAGAGATTTTGAGGTTTCAAGATTTGCTCATGCGCCTGCCACAGGAACTACAAATGATACCCTAATCAATTATGAATTTTATTTTTATTCGGGAGGAAGTATGAATGACCTAAGTAATTGGAGAATCAATTACTTGAGTGAAGGGTTTACACCGCAAGAGGTTTATTATTACGATGATGTATTTTCTAATTCATTTTTCAAGTTGGATTTTTATGATACTCCTGATGAGAAACAACAAACAAATTATCTTACGATAATATTACCGACACAACAAGGTTTAATGATGGAAGCCCAAATGCAACGAACTTTGGTTAATATTAGAAAACCACAATTTGTTTTAGATTATGTTGGAGATAAAGAAGGATTTTTTATCTATTGGTTAAAGAAAAGAAATTTTCTCAACATTAATACATTTTTCATGACTGCAAAGTTTTTTAACGCAAAGACAGGACAGTTCACCAAAATGATGACGGGTAGAGGTACAAATCCGTTGGACTTCACAAATGGACCTCAGGTTTATTTGACGGGTAATAAATATGCTTTTGATAATACTCAGTTTTTATATTACACAGTGAAACTTGATTATGAGACACAAACTTACCAAGTGTTAAATACAAGTGGACAAAGGTTGGGGACCAACATTCCCATAAAATGGTATGAATATGTAAACCCTCCACTATAATGTCACAAGATACTTATAGATTTATTGTATCACCTGAGAATGTTATAAGGGACTTGTCAGTTGTAAATTACAGTGGTACTCCTGTTGGGGTTTACTCTGCTATGACACAAGTTGTTAGTTCGGGTCCTAGTGGTACTTCTTTGTTAATCAATTTATCGGTACCTATACTATTAAGACAAACCGCGGTTGACGTTGGATATTACAGTCCATTTGATGGCGCAGTATTACAAAAAGATGTTGTTACTAATTTTATATTTTCATCAACTACAAGTAATCCATACGTTTGGAATGTATACAACACTTCTGATGAATTTCAAAAGTTTTTGGAACTCTCTGCTTACAAAGTGGATTGGGGGGACGGTAGTCCAAAACAAACAATTACAAGTTATACTCCGAATTCAATTAGTCATACTTACCCTACGGCAATTAAACAATATACTATAACATTGGAACAAACAAACCCGTGGGGAGTTACAAAAGTTTCTAAAACAATCAACGTACCTTTCACTGATGTTATTATTTACAATCCAAACGGTCAGTCTTTTTTTACACCTGCGGGTGGTAATTGGTTAAATACTCCTGTGTCATACAATTACATATTTTCAGGAGATGCGGTTAATGAAGTTTCCGCACAAACTTCGAATAACTATGTAACAGTTCCATTCACGGTTTCAGGTAATACAAAATCGAGAGTAAATGAATTGGCATTATATGGTAGTCCTAAGTTTCAAGTCGGAGTACCTGTAATTAGTAATGGTCAAATATGGGGCGCAATATCAGATATTAATCCTGTATACACTGCCTATACAATTACTGGAGTTCATTACTATGATTACAATGATGGTACTACAATATTTTTCCAACAATCATCAGGACTGACATCAAATAATTTGACCGCGCAACCTATAACTAAAGATGAAGTACTTCTCAAAGTAATTGACCAAGCACAAGTACAAACCAACGTATTTGTTGAAAGAGGAAAGAATAGTGCGTATGAAAGAGTTATGAGGTTAGGTGAAGTTGATAATTTAGGAGATATGATTAACTATGGATATGGATTCTTTAATGTAGTTAATAAACAAAGAACTAATTGAAAAAAAGAAATAAAGTATTTATAAATTAAATAAGAGAATATGGCAATCGGCTCATACGGTACAATAAGACCTTCAGATGTTTCACCAGCGGATGTTGAAATAATTATGAATTATACTCCATCAAGGGATGTTACAGACCAATTTGTGTTAACAAAGTTGGATGCTCAAACTATATTGAGACCATACTTTGCAAACTCTGAAACAGGAGGAAATCCTGGTGTTGAAGTCTTAGGTGGACTTTATAATTTAACATTACCCGCCAATCAATTCAATGCATTAGGAATTTACACATTATATATAAGACCTGCAGAAATTAGAACGGTAATAAGTGATTGTGGTGTTTTAAGTGCTTTACCTAACGTCAAAGGTATTGTTATTGATATTTCGAATGTTCCAACACAATACCAAAACAAATTTGTACCTCAGGGATTAGTTGGATTCAGAGTAGAATATCTTAATCCTGATGGGTCTAAAATACCAAATTTCTTTAGAGTTGTTACATCAAGTTTCTTTTGTGAACCTGTTGTAACAAATGAAGTTAATACTACACAAAAAGCGATAAGATATAGATATGTGGATGGAGACTCAAATCTTTTATTCTTAACACTATCACCTTCGTCATCTCCAACAAACAAACCAAATGCAACTCCGTACATCGGACAGCCTGACCAAGATATTATTATTACGAATACCTTTTTCAATCCTGTATCTGTAGAGATTGAAATGGTTGAGTACGATATTTCTTCTCTTGCAATTGCTCTATATGGTAATCAAACCAAATCTATCGATGATGGTATCTACACTATCTACGATGCTAATGATAATATCTATAGACAATACAACCTATACGAAATTAGAGACCAATTTAACGCTCTTCTTTATGAGGTTAGACAAAGCAGAGGTAATAATATTGATTTCAGTAAAAACTTTACAAATATAACTAGTTAATGGCGACTACTCAAAAGACTACCAAATTTTTTTATCCGCCACGACCTGGTAGTGGCGCCGCAACCTTCTCTGATGATATTGTAGGATTACAGACAGTTGAAGGTGGAGGACTCACGCAAGGTAACTTTGAGTTTACGACTTCAGTGACTGAAAGAGTTACTAGAACATTTAATATTGGGGCATTCTCTGAACCTATAAATTTGGAGGGGTTAAACATCGGTGATGTTGATGAGAGTAGAAGAATTATGGCGACACAGTTTAGAGTTTATCCAAACTATGATGTGTCTCAAGTTCTTAACTTTTCGATGTATGGGTCTTTAAGTAAAAGATTTCAAGTATCAATTACTGAAATAATACATAGGTTCCCTGCGGCATTAGATATATTATTTAATAATGACCAATTTATAACAGCGGCAACTGCGACTAATATTTCCTACGATTCTGTTTCGGACGAAACAACGTTCAGAATAGACGTTAGCCGTATTAATAACCCATTTGATATTGATTACTCTTTAAGAGCTGCAACAAATTTATCTGTAAGAGAAATTATTGTTTCACCATATAGAAATTTATATAATACTTATTTGGATTATTGTGTATCAATAAACGATAATATATACAATATAGTTTCTTTTATACCATCCCAAACTTTATCAACAGGGTTTATTGAATTCATTGTTTCGGGAACACCATTTGGTACTACTGCTACGACAACCAATCAAGAATTTCAAATTCGACCAAATGATTTTGTTGTCGATAGAATTTTTGCCGAAGACTTTGATGAAGTACAAAAGTTTTTATTGAACCGACTTATAAGACCTGAATATACCGCATTGTTCCAAGTACCACAACAAACTGAATCAGGACAATTTTATACTAACTATGAACAAGTTACTTGGCCAAAAGAAGGCCCGTGGAATTTAGATATTAGGTCATTCTTGTTTGAAGGTTATTTGGGACAACTTGAAGCAATCGCAATTAATTTGGATTCGTTCAAAACAAATTTAATTTCGAGATTCTTAGTTACGGATTCTCTAAAAGAATTTGACACATTAGGACAAAAGGTTGAAAAGATATTCCAAATTTACGGTAGAAGTTTTGACCAAATCAAACAATTCATAGATGCTTTGGCATACATGAATTCCGTTAGTTATAATCCATCTAACGACATACCATCACAACTTTTGGTTAATTTAGCCCAAACCTTAGGATGGAGTTCCAATTTTTCACCAATTACCAATGAGGACTTTTTAAGTTCTGTGTTTGGAAATACAAATACACCAACCTACCCTGGATACGCGAGAGCCTTAACCCCGACAGAATTAAACTATGCATTCTATCGTAATTTAATTCTGAATGCATCTTATTTATTCAAATCTAAGGGAACTAGACGTTCAGTTGAATTTATGTTAAGATTGATTGGGGCACCTGATTCTTTAATTGAATTCAACGAACACATTTATTTGGCCGACCAAAAAATTAACATGGACCAATTCGGTGTTCAATGGGCTGCAATCTCAGGTGGTACATATGTTCAAAATACACCAGGCTTTATTCCTGGTTCGACTTATAAAATAAAGGGTCAAACCTTCAGTGCGTTTACTTCGATTGCGACTTATCAAGATGTAACTACAAGATTGGAGGATTACCCTGTTGATTTAGCGGGATTTCCGAAAGCACCACCAAATACCGAAAGTTATTTCTTTCAGATTGGTTCGGGATGGTATGAGTCAACTCCGTCACATAGAAGTCCTGATGAAGTTGTCGTGACAGGTCAAGTATTTACAGGTCAAAATTTTAACATTCAAACGCAATTAGCGCCGTACACTTATGGTCAACCATACTTAAACAGGTTTAGGGATTTTCCGTTTATGACTGAAGGTTTCAAACTAAGAAAAGTTGTGGACAATAATAAATCGTGGTTGGCTGAAGATGATAGAATAAGAGTTTCAAATACTGCAGATTACAATGCTTACTACTTTGTTGATAATGAGAAGTTAGTATTGAATGTTAAAAACGTAGACCTTTTCTTAAATCCTGCGCAAGGTTTAGTTTATGATGTTTGGGAACAATCGAGAAGGTATGATTATCCTATACCTGAATCAGGACTCACAGTTGGGTATCCTGTGCCAGGTGGAGTTGATTCTACTTTTGTAAATCCACAGCCAAAAAAGAAAACGTTTTTTGAATTTTCTCAAACTTTTTGGGAGAATATGATTAACGTAAGGAACCGTCAATACATCACGGATGGTAAAACAGGGGGATATCCCACTTTACAATCAATCTTTTGGAAATATATTGAATCAGAAACTACGGTTGGGTTACCTAACAACAAGTATACTTATCAAAAACTTATTGACTATGTAAATGGAATCGGTCCGTATTGGATGAAGTTGGTTGAACAGATGGTTCCTGCAACAACAATATGGAACACAGGGGTTAGAATGGAGAATTCAATATTCCAAAGACAGAAGTTTGTTTATCGAAGACAAAGGGGATGTCAATTTGTTCCTGTTCCTGTTGAACCATGTTTTATAATATCAAATATTTTTGATTATACATGTACAACAGAATATACTGATTTTAATATATATCCTTGGTTAAATGGAGATGTTGATGTTAGTAATTTTAGTAGTATATTATCAAATAGAGTGAACAATATGTTAGCCCAAAGTGGATTAACATTGAATGATTGTATTCAAAACTCAGTTCAAAGTACTTGGTATGTTGATTTAAGAATTGGGGGTGATGTTATAATTAAAGAGTTGTTTTATGTTGGTTATGGTTTGACTGATGTTCCAACTAATACAATGTGGAGAAATGCGTTGATACAATATCTTCCACAACTATATGATTATGGATTCACATTTTTCTTAAACGGTAACCTATTAACAATCACAAGTCTTACTTGTACTGAAAGAAATATTGATGAGACACTTTCATTAAACTCGGGGATAAACATTAGTATAAATTGTAATAGTTAATGGCGGTATTGAATTATAACATAACGGTAACAGGTGATTGTTCGAATAATAATTCGGGGGCATTCAATCTATTCGTTAATTCGGGGACTCCACCGTATACAGTCCAGTTTATTACCCCGTCTTATCCGTCTCAAACTATAGTCGCACAACCTGCGTCTTTGGTGGGGTTAGCAAGTAATGTTTATCAGATTAGGGTCAACGATAGCACTTTACCTGTAAACAGTGAACTATTAATTAACATTCCAATTTCGAGTGGAGTATGTGGGTCGATAGTCGCGGTACAAAATACAACCTGTGGACTTAATAACGGTTCAGTCACAGGGTCATCGACATCTCTTTATTCATCGACCAGTTTTTCTTTGTTTGATGTGAATAATAATTATTTGACATCTGCAATAACTAATACTGATGCCGTTGTTTTTGGTGGATTGAGTGCAGGAACTTATTATTTAGGTGTTACAGATTTGGGAGGATGTACAGCATTTACTCCGACATTCATAGTTCAAGAATCAGAAAGTTTGAATTATGGATTATACGTCGTTCCAAACTCAAGTTGTGGAGGAACTCCAATAGGTAAAATTTTTGTGACAGGACAAACAGGTTTGGCACCTTATAGTTATTTGTGGAGTAATGGACAGACTGGCAGTACAATTACGGGATTAACTTCGGGTAACTATTCTGTTGATGTCACTGATGCTTACGGTTGTGTATTATCTAAACCGGCAACAGTTACAGATGTAAATCCGATTGGGTTTGGTTTATTCACCTCTACAGCTCCGACATGTCTCCAGTCCAATGGGGTAATTAACTTAACCATAACAGGGGGTACTTCACCATTTTATTATTCGGCATCTACGGGTGATGTATTAGTGTCTTATTCAAGAACTTTTTCAATTTCAGGATTATCTGCTGGTCAATACAACTTTCAAGTAACGGATGCGGGTTTGTGTCAAATGTTTGCGGGAACTACCCTTGAAACACCAGGAGGAATCACTAGTGTCTCAGTT